CCTCGACCTCGTAGCCGAATTGGTGCATGTTGACGAGGGTTTGAAATGAGATTATTGAACAGTTCATCCATCTTTTAAATTCCGATTCCTCTTGATGATTCCAATTATAGATGTAATCCCAAATATAATGGTTTAAATCATGTTTTTTCTTCTCATACCAATCTGCCACACACTGCGGAACTTTGACCGGTTTGGGTTCGTCTAGTTGTTCAATTAATTTTAATAACCAGTTTCTACTGATTTTAACCGTATCCACGATAAGTCCCTCTTTGTAAGGTATACCCTCAATACGTTCAATCAATTCCTGCTTATTCATCTTCTAACTCCTCAACTTACCTTGTGGCTTTCCAATTCTCCAAATTCTTGGCCATGATTTACAAAATACGAACCAATCAGGATAGCGTCAGCTTCATCGTCTTTAACGTTCAGGTCAAATTCATCAGACACCTTAGCAACTGCCTGTAGCTTCATCGACTTTTTACTTCGGTCCTTGTAACTAAACTTCCAGTACTTGCGCCAAGTCGACACGTTCACGAAGTACACATTGTCAGCAATCAATCGTCCAAGGATGATGCCTGTCACAATTCCAATACTGATCATGGACTGCTGATTTGGTCCCATGACTGAGTTCTTCTCGACCACAATCGACTCAAAATGGCAGTCGTACTTCTGGAGCGCCCTTGATTGAATGGCTCGCAATTCGCTAGCCATGAAGCGCCCACGTTCAAAGAACGATTTGCTTTTATGCTTTAAGACACCACTCTGAACAAGGTCAGAGCCGTTAAATACGGCCCAGCCTGTCGCAGTAGTTGAAATGTCTAACGATAAGGTCAGATTTTTCATTGCAGTTCTCCCTTGAATCCACAGAGATCAAATAGGTTTCGTTTATTACTCTCAATAAACTCAAAGAACTTCTGAAGTTCGGCCAAGTGGCGCTTTTCTCTCTTGATTTCAAGGCTCGTATGATACTCTGTCGGCATTTTCGGTGTCGCCTTAATATCTAACCAGTAGAGAGGCTCAAACACGTCGCCACTTGTATCAAGAGAAGCATCTGCATCTGTATTTCTAAAATGTATCTGCATATCATATTCAATTTTATTGGTGATCGTGATGGCCTTGTCCACGATTTCAAGTGTGATATCTGTTCCTGGTATGTCGATTTTATTTAGCATTTTTTACTTCCTTTTATTTCAATTCTTTTGCGATAGCAGCGATGACATTGACTGTCACGCTATTTCCTGCTTGCTTGTATAGTTGACTGTTTGAGTTGACTTCTTGCGCCTTATCAAAAGCCCAGTCTGGAAAACCTTGCAATCTCCAACACTCACGAGGTGTCAGCTTTCTAATTCTAAAGTTAGACTCTACCACCTCTTGACCCTCTCCAGTCAATAAAGTATTGGCAATTTGCTTACCAACTCTACCTCGTCTTGTTTTAGAGTTTGGGTGTGATAGGTTCACACTATCGCCAATTTCTGCTTCAGCATATCCTTGAGAGGTTGCCTCTGTTATTTTTAAAACATTATTTTCATGATAGCTATTACTTGTCAGAGTGGGTGCGATATCATGTTCTCCGCCTTGATTATAACCATGACCACGTTGAATAATTTTAGGTTCAAGGCCTCCGCCCTGATAAGCTCTGATTGTTGGTGATATGCCGTCTGTTTCGTAAACCACTCCACATTGATTGAAATTGGGTTGCAATACCCCAAATTGTTTTATAGTATTGCTTTTTATAGCTATCTTTTGCCCCTCTCCCTTGTTAGTTGTGAGCGTGGGAGCTAGTCCGTCAGCTTGATAGACTTCTCCATTCATACCATTTCCTGATGGGTTAACGTTCCCGATTTTCACGACTGATTGGCTACTAGTTGACTGACTTTCTCCGCTGAGAGGAAATACCTTTCGTCCACTTCCTCCTCTAAGATGTCCGATAATGAACACACGCTCCCGATTTTGGGGGACTCCAAAATTCTTGCTGTTAAACACTTGCCACTCCACATCATACCCAAGCTCATCCAACGCTGAGAGGATTGTCTCAAAGGTATTTCCTTTGTCGTGATTGAGGAGTCCTTTGACATTTTCAAGGAATAGATACTTAGGTTTGAGAACAGATGCGAACCTTGCAATTTCAAAGAAGAGAGTTCCTCTAGTATCTTCGAATCCTCGTCGGTTTCCTGCAATGCTGAAAGCTTGGCACGGAAATCCTCCACAGATAACGTCCACACTTCCGAATCTTCGAATAGACTCATCTGTGACTCTTGTAATGTCATGTAATTCAATTTCTCCTTCTGTGTTATGTATCGCTTTATAACTGGCTCTAGCATATTTGTCTATTTCACAAAATCCAACGCATTCATGCCCGGCGGACTCCATACCAAGACGAAAACCGCCGATGCCAGCGAATAAATCCAAAAATTTCATCTGTTTATCTAAAAAATGCGACTGCCTTTGTGAGAATTGGCTAAATACGGGCAGTCGCTCGTCCAAGATCACATGACCTTTACTGACGTTTTCTAGTTCGCAGTTTTACAAGAATGCACGGCTTGTTGCTTTTTGAGTTATTTCCAAAATGGAAATAGTTGGTTTTTGATTATTTTTTTATCTTTTCTTTTGGTTTGATACTTGTTATATTGTTCTCTGAGGGAGCTTTGTAAATAATCAATGCTGATGCATGCCAATATTCAGCGCTGACTCCACTATCAGCAACAGCAGATACGTTTGATTGAAATTTGATGTCAATCAACATAATGTCTGGATTTTCGGCAAGCCAGCTATTTATTTGATTATCAATCGCCTCGTCAGATGGGTAGTCGGATGATAAAAATGCTGTTTTAATCATTTTATTTCCTCACTTTTCCAAACTTAATAATTACTTTCGATCAAATCATTCAAGCTAACTACTGCATTCAGTTTTTTCTGACTTCTGCAATAATCGCAATGACCACATTTTTTAGGTTCTTTCCGACCTTGGATAACATCCCAAACTTCGACAATTTCAGACTTGATTTTTTCCAGTCCCTCCTCAAGCCATTCATCGTCAATTTTTAAAATATCTTTATCAGGAACACTTTCCTTGCTGATCGCTACAATGTATGGTCTAAAATCCTTACCTGTCATTTGTTTCAGCAATTCACGATATAGACCAAGTTGTCCATGATATCCAAAGTTAAGAATATTGTTAACTGCTGCAGGAACTTTCTTTTTAAGTTCTGCGCTCCATTCTTCTGCATAGATGGATTTCATAGTCTTCAAATCCACGAAATAACCACGACTTAGATTCACGCTATCTAGCTTTCCTTTGACTGGCACGCCCTCGATTTCTCCATAGACAATCAACTCTTTTTGAACCTCATCTGACGGATAACCGTGATACAAATGATTAAATCCATCGTCGTCCTTTAGGCTTGTAATCATCTTATCGCCAATAATAAAGTCAGATTTTAGATTTCCTTTGTTCTTTCCAGTCTTAGCTAGTAACTTGTCACCATTTTCATTCATGAACTGCTGATGTGCTTCGGGACTTTCAAAATAGCTATGAACATAGTTCCCAAGGAGAAGAGGGGTTTCATCCCTCTCTTCTACCCATTGCCCACTATCAAGGGCAAATGCCTTCGCTTGGCACTGCTGATACCGTTTAAAACGTGAGTTGGTTAACCAACTTGTGTCTTGGTAGTAATTCTCTTGCGTCAGCTCTTCCATGGTCTACTCCTTAATGTTGGTCGTATTTCCCTCAAAGAAGCTGAACTCTTCCAAAACTTCGCCCGTTTCTTCGTCAAAGTCTGGAATTTCGTCTGCTGGGTATTCGGTAGAAGCTAACTCGTCAGGAATTGCCGTTTTTTTGCCCGTTTTTGGGGGTGTTTTGGTTTCTTCGGTAAATTCTTCATCTACAACGTTCTCGCTCTCTGTGAGCGTGCTAGAGGCTCCTAGGATACCGTCCAAAGTTTCAGTAACTGGTTCTTGAGTGACGTCTTTAATTTCATTCTTGTTTGAGATTGTACTGTCTGCGTTGTCTGCAGCAATAGCTTCCTGCAATTCGGTAGAAAGAGGGGCATAGGTTGAAAGCATGTGCTTCAATACAGTTTTACGAGCCATAGCATCAAAATCAGACTGCCATGGGCTATACTTACTAGAGAATGACTGACTGTACTTCTTGCCGTGAGCTTGGACTCGTTCCTTGGTCCAAAAGACGGTCTTTTCAAAACCATTGGCCAATCGCATAAAGGCAAAGTAGCCTACTACTTTTTCGTTTTCTTTTGGGATAGCAGTCATGTCCACTTCAAGATCTTCAGTAAGTGGGTTAAACCCTTTATATTGGCTTTCATAGACCTCTCCAGCGTTCAAGCGTGTGACTTGTCCGCTTCGTTGTGCAAGCTGGATCAACCCTTTATACCCGACTTGGAACTGCGCCTGGTTCTTGTAAGGTACGATATACGCATAACCAAGGCTAGGCTCGATTGGCAGATTTAATACTGCCGCCTTCATCGCTGCGGTCATGATGCTTTCATTTGTAGCTTTGGCCAGTAAGTTATTATTCGTCACAACGCTCAGCAAGCTAGCTACGAACTGTTGTCCGTTTCCGTTCACCACCTCTGAGAATTTCTGTTTTACTGCTGGCGAGTTAAAAAATTGTTTGTGTGTTAGTTCATTTGTCATTTTGTTTTCTCCTATGTATTCATGTTAATTCTACGTCTAGCATTTTGCTTCAGGTCGTCTAAACCGTTTCTATAATCATCAATAAGCCCTAAATTGCTATCGATAAATCGCTCGACTACTCTGTTCAGCAAGTCTTGCGACGTAGAGCCTTCGAGTTCAGCTAAAACTCCAATCAATTCTTTTTGTTTCGGAGACATTTCAATTCTGATATAACTTTTTCCTTTGTTTGAAGGTATATTTGTCATTTTCTTCTCCTTAAATTGTGTAAAGCTCTTCGCCTGTTTCATCGTCACAAATTCCTAGACCACCTAACGCTCTATAATTTTGTGCAACTTGATTCCAGTAGCTCATATTTTGATAGTATGTTGATTCTGATATTTGTTCGTAACTCATTTTCTTCTTCCTTTCGTCTTCTTAAGGTTCCAATTCTCACGTTTTATACGTCTATTTTCGTTTTGTAATTTCAAAATAATATTTTGTTGGTTGTTGATGATTTCTCCGAGCTCAATTCCAAGATGCATATACTCAGCTCGCCAGTTGTCGATTTCTGCAAGTAGTTCTTCAATCATATTTCATCACCCACGTATCGACGTCTACCGCATCCGATATCCACATACTCGCTTGGGTCAAGTTTCTCTTGCTCCTCAGGCGGTTGCATCATATCTCTGTCATAATCAAACATGAGCATACACCTTTCCAAGTTCCAGCACTCGTTTCACATATCTGGCCTTGGATGTTAGCCCAAGATCCAGCAATTCGTTTTTTTCTTCATGATTGGCCAAAAGCCATACACGGT